AACTGGGCTGGGGTCTGGAAAGATGACAAAGTAGCAAAACTAGGTAGTCAATCCAGCCCATGTGAATAGAGCCTTACGCTACGGTGTCGAGTTTTCCAGACCTGACCACCGTATTATAACCCAAGTCTTTCAAAATTAAAATCCCCGTGAAAGCCAAATGTTTTGATATTAGACAGTTCACGCTCAAAACTGAAATAACGTGCTATTTCTACTGGGGCAAACTTGATACCCTGATTTTCTAAATATATCCTGTTTAGGTGGCAAATTTGGTCATCTTCATTGTCATCAGAATAAACAAAGTTAGGACTGGCGGTTAGCTGGCAAAGCACCTTTGAGCGTAGGCTAAAGCCACCATTGCCCACTTGTCTACCCATTGGATGCCAAGGCCATACCGCCCCAATGTAGTCATATTCTAAAAATTGGTCATTCCAAGCGTCAGGATTAATGATGTACCCATCCCATTGGACAATTAAAACAAAGTCCGTAAAGATGTGTTTATGCAGTTCTTGAAGGATAAATTTGCTATACGCTTGGCGGCTATTGATTTGGGGATCAGTTATAAAAATCTCACCGCCAAAATCAAAGTATTCTTTGCACCTGTCCATTGCCTTTTTAGCCTTGTCAGGCTGTACCGAATCAATACAGCAAAGGGTAATGTTATTCAAGTTCAGGCCATATCAACTTGTAATTGTTAGGAAACAAGTTTTTACGGGTAATTAGCCCATGTGATTCTTTTTCTAGGGTGGCGGCTAGGATCATCAGTTTATCGTAAGGAATATCCCCGTTTTGCCACATAGATACGGCTGGAACAGATACATTGACTAATTTTGATACCCTTGTTGGCCCACCTAAAAGACGAATCATTGCTGTTGCGGTAATTTTATCCATAAGCTATCTTAACATTTTTACAACTATTTGCAAATAAACTGTTGCTTTATGTTTTAAGTTGGCTTAATATCTAAGTACGGTATATGCCGTGTTAATTAGGAGAAACTCTTATGAGTGAGCAAGATCAAGATTTACACAGCTTCCAACAACATTTGGAACGCATCTTTAAAGACCTCGAGGATGGGGTATTTATTACAGCTAGCGAAATAGCAGATTTACGCTATGCGTGTGGCTTGCCATCCCCAATCCGCAACACCCAAGTCAACCCTGTATTGCGTGATGTCATCAATGACTTTGGCAATTGTTTTGGCAACCCTTTAAATACATTTCCAACAATGTGGAGCAAAAAATGATTATTTCAGATAACAGTAAAGAATTTAAAATAGCCCCAGCAGGGTTACACATGGCTCGGTTGTACTCGGTCATTGACCTAGGGCATCAAGCTACCGAATGGGCTGGCGAAACTAAGATCATGCACAAAGTAGTGCTTACTTGGGAATTGCATGGTAATGACGATCAAGACCAGCCGTTAAAAACTGACGATAAAAAGCCATTGATTGTGTCTAAACGTTATACCGTGTCTTTGGGTGACCAAGCTAGATTGCGTCAAGATCTAGAAGCATGGTCTAACAAAAAGATGACCGCAGAAGATCGCAAGAACTTTGACCTGCGTAATCTATTAGGTAAGTTTTGTATGGTCAACATTACCCACTCAGAAGATGGTAAATACGCCAATATTAGCGGTATTAGCCCTGTACCGTCTGCCTTGCGTAACGCCCAGCCTGAAGGTGTCAACCCTACCTTGCATTTTTGGTTAGCTGAATTTGACCAAGCTAAGTACGATGCCTTGCCAAAATATTACAAAGAAAAGATTGCAGAATCGTCTGAGTGGCGTGGGCAAAAACAGCGTGAAGCTGATGCCCCTAAGATTGAAGATGATGATTTATCGGATATTCCTTTCTGATGAGCCATCCTAATCAAATGGCATTTGTGCAATCTGTTAGGGGTTTTTTCCCTGACAGTTTTGCCAACAAAAAAGTCCTAGAAGTAGGGTCATTAAACATTAACGGGTCTGTTCGGGAGTTTTTTACAGGATGCGAATATTTAGGGGTAGACATTGGGGAAGGTAAAGATGTAGACATGGTATGCAAAGGCCATGAATTACCTTTTGATAACCTGTCTTTTGATACCGTTATTTCTTGCGAATGTTTAGAACACGACATTGATTGGATAAAAACATTTGACAAAATGTGCGAGTTGTCTAAAGACTTAGTAATTATGACTTGTGCTACGGTTGGCAGACCCAAGCATGGGACTTCAGACACTAACGCAGACGCATCACCTTTTACCAACAATTATTACAAAAACCTTGAAATAAAAGACTTTGTAGACCATTTTGACTTTTACACAATTTTTAAACATTTTGGCATTTCAGTAAACTCTGACAGTCAAGATTTGTATTTTTGGGGAAAAAAATGATAGTTAAAGAAAAGGAAGAAAAAAGTGGTCACTTCTATACTAAAGAAGGCAGTCCAGCCTATACAGTTATTGGATCGAGTACGGGCAAGGAACGGGCAACAAATGTATCTGATGCACGAAAACTCGGTTTACTGCCCTCAGTTACTACAATCATCGGTGTTGCCAGCAAAGGTGAAGGATTGCTCCGATGGATGCAAGAACAAGCTATCCTTGCCGCACTTACATTACCTCGCCTAGAAGGGGAAGAAGAAGGGGTTTGGCTATCTAGGGTAATGAAGGATAGTAAGGCTACTGGTAGGGAAGCGGCAGAGCGTGGTACGGCTATTCATAACATCATTGAAGGTTACTTTGAGCAAGTGTATATGCCCGAAAAACCAGCTTACCTTGATGCAATTGATAGTACGCTTAAAGGTGCGTTTGGAAGCCAGCCGTGGCTAAGTGAGCGTTCTTTTGGTCATCCCTTGGGCTTTGGGGGAAAGTGCGACCTTATGGCCAAACCGATCAACGGTCAAGGTACGGGGTTCATAGTAGATTTTAAGACTAAGACTACCGATCTTGATAAAATTGATGTATGGTTCGAGCATGAACTACAGTTAGCGGCATATCGTGAAGGGCTAAACTTGCCCAACGCACGGTGTGCAATAGTATTTGTCAACGGCACAACTAACCAAGTAAAATTAGTAGAAGTAGAAGAACCCCAGCTTCAAAAGGGCTGGGAGTGCTTTCAACACTTATTACGCTTTTATCAGGTAAAGAACAATCTTTAATTCCTTCACGGGAACGGGGGAAACGAAAGGAGTACCCCAACTTATTTAAGGTCTGTGCATTTTCAGCCAGTTAAAGGTTTGCAAACCGCCTATTTTTAGGGCGTTAAGCCGCCATAGTAGGATGCAGTAAGTTAGGGTTTTTGCGGCTTTCCACCTAACAGCTAGTAACTGCCAAATACTGCCCTGTATCTTTTTTACAACTAAGGGTATATCCCTATTAAATAATACTTGTATTGTTAAGTTAGCTTAACTAAACTGGTGTTACTCGATTGGCGAGTGAAATAGAAAAGGAAACAAAATGTCAAACAATTATTTATTTTCGATGTACTGCGGTAACACATACCTAGATGTTTATGGGTATATAGATAAAGACGAACCTAGCGTTGGTCATGTAGGCGGCATAGAAATTGAAGATGTCTGCACCTGCGACACTAAAACAAGCGTATGGGAAATGATCCACGCACTCAATTTTGATAAATTTAACGAACAGGCTCAAATGGCTTGGTCAGAACGGAACGACAAATGAAATACTTACTACTACTCACCCCATTAGCCTTAGCCGCTTGTAGTTCTTTTGAGCCACCCAATGTCAGCTTAGAAACTGATAAACAGGCTTTTCACATGAGCCGTGCTCAAGTTATTCTTGGTATCACAGAGTGTGAAGATGCTGGTACACGCCCCGTAGTCATTACTGCAAAGCGTAGGATCAACGGCACTATGAGTGATGTACCCGTAGAAGTTACCTGTAACCCACGCTATAAGATTTTTCACTAGGAGATAGACATGAAAGAGTTTATTCAAGGCGGTTTAGTAGCTATTTTGATCTGCGTCATTATTTTTGGCACTAACTATTTAATGCACGGGTATGTAATATGAAACCAGTAGCGTGGGGAATGTTGGATAAAGATGGTGGTATTTACGACTCAATTAGTCCTGAAGAACACGACAGAGAAGAAGGTGCTTACACTATTCCACTCTATACCCATCCAGCAAAGACACCGACATTAGTTCTTGACGGTAATCGTGTTTATCCGACAGCAAAGACACTAACAGATGAGGAAATAGCAGAAATCTTTGATACGACTTTTAAAGTGCGTGATTATGAAGATTCGTTTATTAAGTTTGCTAGAGCAATACTAAGAAAGGCACAAGATGAATAATAAGTGGACAAAAGAAAACTTTGAAATTTATGATGCCCAGCATCCTGATATATGGGAAATGTTTAAAAAATTCTCATTACAGGTGGCGGCAAAACGCCAATACTTTTCAGCTAAATGCGTATTCCATCGGGTACGCTGGGAAACAGCCATTGGTAATACGGGGGATTTTAAGATAGATGACGGCTGGATTAGCCACTATGCTAGAAAGTTTGCCAAGGAATACCCTGAACATGAAGAGTTATTTCAGTTTAGAGTTCGTAAAGCAAGTTATCACAACCAATACGCCCCGTTTTAAGCGATCTGCTTGCCTTTTTTAAGGTCTGTGAGGGTTAGCCCACCCGTGTACTG